TGGACATGAAGGGCGAGGGTGCCCAGGCCTACCTCAAGCCCACCCGCGACCTCTCTGGCCGGCCCCAGGACTCCCCCCGCCTCATCCACCTCGACGCACCCCTCTCCCCTCAAGACTACCGGGAGGCCCAGGCCCTCATCTCGGGCTCCCCAGCCTTCCAGTCCCTCCTCAAGGCCAAGGCCAAGAGCTTCCTCGTCAAGGGCCGCAAAATCGAGGGGCGCTCCTCCTTTCTTCAGGCCTCCCGAGATGTCACCAAGACCAAGGAAGACCGCCCTCGCTCTGAGAAAGATGCCGAGCGCGCCTACACAGAAGCCTGGTACTGGCGTGACCGCGAGGAACTGTCCTCGGCCTTCTCCCGTGGAGAGCTTCCCAAGAACCTCACCACACGCAAGCTCCTGGACGCCCTCAACACCCTCTCCCCAGAACAGGCCCTGGGCAGCAAGCTGCTCATCCGCCTGGGCTACGACGCGGGCCACGGCATCCACAACTTCAAGAACACCTACCAGCCCCCCACCGGCCGCGCCTACCTCCGCACCTTCCACCACCCCACCCCACCTAAGTCTACCCCAATAGCCGATGCCTTACTCGACAACATGCGTGCAGAAGAGGATATAGGACAGGCCCTGCACACCCACATCATGCTGATTCGTAAAAACCCCGACTTCAAGAAGTTCGTCGAGTCCCATCCTCTAGGATTTCGCGGTGGTGTACCAGACAAGGTCGATGCGCAGATGGTGCTCCGTCTCCAGGACCTACACCGTGACTTCATGGACGATATGAATAGACAGGCGCAGCGCGCTAGCCTACGCGAAGCCGCGAAGAACCCATTAGAATGACCAGCGACTGGCCCAAAGAAGCCGAGCGGCAGCTCCTGGCTGCCGCCTGCCGTGACGACTTCGAGCTGTTCGCCCGTCTCTGCCTGGGCTTCACCCACAAGAACAACCAGAAGGGCGCCTGGTGGGACGACGCGGTCCACAAGCCCCTCTGCCAGTGGTTCCAGGCCCGCACCCAGACCTGGCTCGCCACCCGCCACACCGAGCGCCGCCGCACCTATCTGGCGGTCCTCATCCCCCGAGGCTGCGCCAAGTCCCTCCTCATCACCCGAGCCGGGATGCTCTGGCTCCACCTCCATGACCCCAACCTGAGCACCTATATAGGCAATGAAAAGCTCGAACTGGCAGAGGACTTTCTATCCACTATCAAGCGGTGGCTCGAAGGCAGCCGCGACAAGTTCAACCACTTCAACTGGCTCTACGGCATCTGGAAGTCCGACCTCGCCCGATGGCGCGCCGACAGCATTACTCACGCGGCGTGCTCTCAGGAGCGCACAGAGAGCAGCTTTGGCGTGTGGTCTCCCAATTCCGCTCTCACTGGCCGCCACCCCGACATCCTTTGCATGGACGACCTGGTTAGCTACGACGCCCTAAAAAAGGACCTGGGCTGGTTCCAGTACGCCTACGCCCACATGACCGACCTCATTCCAGTCGTCGAGCCCAACGGCCTCGTTTTGCTAGTGGGCACCCGCTACGGCGACGGCGACCCCTTCGGCCGCTGCTTTACCACGCAGGGCATCGCCAATCTCTCCGGCATGACCGACTTCGACGACGAGTACAAGGTCACGCCAACCGGCCGCTGGAACGTCTTCTTCTGGTCCGGCCGCACTAAAGACGGCAAGCCCGCCGTTCCCACAGTCTGGCCCGAATCCGAAATGCACCACCTGGAAATCACGGACCCAGTCAAGTACGCCAGCCAGGTCCTGAATCGCCCCAAGGCCCACAAGCTCCGACCCCTGACCGAGCACCAGTTCGATTCCATGGTCTCGGACAAGCTGCCCAAGAAGGCCGGTCTCTTCCTCCTCATGGACACCGCCTTCAAGAGCAGCAAGAAGATGGCCTCCGGCAGCGAGACCGCCCTCTGTATCTGCGCCCACGACGAGGACAGCCCCGGCCGCGTCACGGTCGTCGAGGCCATCTCCTCCCTCCAGTTCCGCGCCGACACCTTTTCCACCCGCCTCCTCGACGAGCTGGAGAAGTGGTCCGCCCGCTATCCCATCATCGCCCTCACAGACGAGAACGAGAGCGCCGGCAAAATCGGCCTCTGGGAGCAGTTCCTCTCCGACCGCTTCACGGACCGCTTCGGCGACACGCCCCGCTCCATGCCCACCTTCTTCGCCATCCAGCGCCAGAAGGGCGAGAGCAAGGAGGTCCGCATCAGCAACGCCATCGGCTTCGTCATCAACGGCCAGGTCCAGTTCCACAAGGACTGTCAAGACCTTGACAAGCTCCGCAACCAGCTCACGGGCCATCCCCACGCCTTTCCCAACGACCTGGCCGACTGCTTCGCCGACAACTTCATCCCCGAGATTTTCTCCGGCCTCCTCCCCCGCTACATGACCACGCCCGATAAGCAGCCCCTCGGTGCCTACGAAGCCAACCTCAAACCACGCTGGTTCACAGACTCTGGTAACATGGACGACATGGAGTTTGACCGGGAACCCATTGGGCGGGGTGCGCTCCGGCCGGGTGCCTCCCCCGACCGTTGAACCACTGCGGAGCTGGGAGTAGCGCCCCCGCACAACCACTATGAAAATCCTGACCTTCGACCTTGAAATCGAGAAGCCAGTCAGCTCAGCCCCAGGGGGCTGGGAAGCAGCCCGCAACGGGGAGTGCGGCATCTCCGTCATCTGTGTCTCGGACAGCGAGACGGGATATTACTTCTATGACAAGAATGACCTCGACGAGGCGGTGGACCACCTCAACTCGGGTGACCTCCTCGTGAGCTGGAACGGCATCGCCTTCGACGCCCAGGTCATCTTCGGCTGCACCGGCCGCTACCTCATGTCGGCCCACTACGACCTCCTAGCAGAGACGTACAAATCCCTCAAGGAGAGGCGGAAGGGATACAAGTTGGACCAGGTGGCCCGGGCAACGCTCGGAATCGGCAAGCGCGGCAATGGCGAGTTCGCCACGGCTCTCGTAGCGAAGAAGCGCTGGGGCCGCCTGTTCACCTATTGCGCCGGTGACGTGCACTGCACCCGCGCCCTCTACAATCATGTGGTCGACCTGGGTTGGCTCAAGGGCGGAGACAACTTCGAGGTCTTCCTTGAGAAGCCCCCAGTCATGGAGTTTGCCTAATGCCTGTCGACTTCGCCTCCTATCTCCCCTCCCAGGACCCACAAGGCTACGACCCCCGGAAGACCCTTGCCATGGTCCAGACCAGGCGCCGAGCCAGCATGGACTACGTCCGCGACGCCTACGCCAAGACCTCCGACTACTACCAATCGTTTCTAGGCCTCACCACCGGCCGTGTCGCCAGCTACCTAAACAACGTCACCATCCCCCTGGTCTTCGCCACCATCATGTCCGATGTGGCCCGCAAGTCCAACAGCATCTTCGGGGCCTGGCCCATCGTCTCGTTCCAGGGCTTCCCTGACGGCGCCGAGGCCGTCGCCAAGAAGCAGGAGCTGCTCATCTCCCTGCAGCTCAAGGAGGCCCAGAGCTTCCGCAAGAGCATCGACTTCTTCATCCAGGGAGACCTGAACGGTACAGCCGTCGGTGAGGCCGGATGGACCCACCTGGAGCGCCTCCGCCAGTTCCGCCACCGCATCCTGGACCAGATTGTCGAGGTCCGCCAGCCCGTCGTCGAGTTCGACGGCCCCGATTGGCGCGTCAAGGACCTCCTCGACTTCCTCCCCGAGCCAGGCAAGACGCACATCACGGACATGGAGTGGTACATCATCCGCTACTGGGTCGACTTTGACACCCTCGTCGAGCAGAACAGCGGTGACGGCACGCACGCCTTCTCTGACGCGGCCCTCAAAGAGCTGGCCCGGACCCAGATGCCCATGTCCCTGGTCCCCCAGGACGACATCTTCGCCTTCAATCGGGCCCGCAGCTTCCCAGAATACCAGGCCCGCCAGAACATGTCCATCAATGGCGGCAAGCCAGTCGAAATCTGGGAGATGCGTGGCAACGTCCCCATCGAGTGCGCCCAGAAGGACGGCATCCGCCACCGGGTCGTCACCATCGGCAACGGCCGCGTGGTCTTGAGAGACGACCCAGATAAGCTCCTCTTGGGCCGCCACCGCGTCTTTACCTTCAGCCCGACCCCGGACCCCTATCACTTTGTTGGCATTGGCAAGGCCCAAATCGCGGAGCCCCTCCAGTCGGCTGCCGGTCGGCTGGTGGCCCAGAAGCTGGACGCCCTGGACCTCTTCATCAAGCCCATGTTCATCGCGGCCCAGGGCGTCCTGAACACCACGAACCTCTATTCCAAGCCGGGCCGGGTCTTCCCGGCTAACGCCAAGAACAGGAACCTCTCCGACATCATCATGCCGCTCATTCCCAACCTGAGCGGTGTACAGCTGGCCTTCCAGGAGCTGGGCTTCCTGGACCACCTCATCCAGAAGGGCACAGGCATCGACGAGAGCGCCGTCATGGGCATCGACAGGGGTTCCTCGAACCGCCAGACGGCCCACGAGTTCGCCGGCAGGCAGGAAGCGGCCATGACCCGTCTCGCCATGGAGAGCATGCTGGCCAGCGTGGAGTTCGTCGAGCCCCTGGCCGAACTCTTCCGGGACATGAACAAGACGATGCTGAGCCTGCCCAAGGAGTTCTCGATGATTGGCAGCCGCGCCCTCATCAACGAGGTGACCGGCATGCCCATGCCGCCCGAACAGGGCATCATCATGGACCCCAACGAGCTGAACCACAGCTGGAAGGCCAAGGCCTTCGGCCCCATGTTCATGCTCACCAAGAGTACCCAGCGCGCCGACGCCCTCCAGCTCAGCCAAATCATGCAGCAGAACCCCATCTGGATTCAGAGTCTGAACTGGATTGCGATGGCCCGCAAAATCTTCATGCTCTACGACTGGGACCCGGATGAGATGCTGCTGCAGCAGGTCCCCATGATTACCCAGCTGGCCAACCAGCTCAACATGAAGCCGGAGCAGGCCCTCGCGGCCAGCGCCAATCCCCTTGCCGCCTACCAGGGCGCTGGTGGTCAAGGGCCCTCAGGGAGCGCGCCCTCAGGAGGCCCCATTTGACACAACTCGAAAGAATCGAGAAGCTGAAGGGCATGTTCTTCTCAGCGGGCTGGATTGAGTGCTTCAAGCCCAGTCTAGAGAATATCCGCGCCCTCCAGCTAGAGCGGTGCTGCGACGCCCCCTCCTGGGAGGCCACACTGGCCGCCCGAGAGGGCTTGAACCTCATGGACTCTATCTTGGACCTAGAGCCCAGGACCTTCGCCATAGAAAAGCGCCTCCAAGAGGTCCCAGCTGAAGCATCAGATGTGGTAGAATCGCAATAACCCAAACCACCGGGACTACCCCGGATGGAGACGACAATGCCGGAGCCTACCTCCGAACAGCAGCAGGCCCTAAACCAGACCCAGGCGCAGCAGCAGGCGGGCAACCCGCCTGACGCCGCTGCCATCGAAGCGGCCCTCCTCCAGAAGGTCTTTGGCGGCAAGTACAAGACCTCTGATGAGGCGGCCCGTGGTCACTGGGAGCTGAATCAGCATGCAGCGAATGCCATGAGGTTGCTGGAAGAGCGGGACAACCCCGCCCACCTGGCGTCCCAGCGGCCGGACCCCCTGCAGCGCCTCAAAGACGAGGCCTATATCCCGCCCGACGCCTTCCGAGACGCCGTAACGTCCGTGGTCGGACCCCTCCTCCAGGATGCCTTCAGGCCCATCATGGGCTCGTTGGTGGCCCGGGACGAGCTGTCCACCGAGTTCCCTGCATACATCGCTAACGAGCCTGCCATCCGTGGCTGGCTCAAGAACAACCCTCAGATTGCCGCTGAAGTGCAGGCCTTGGAAGCGGCTGGTCTCTATAAGCAGGCTGCGAAGCTCTCCACTCTCCAGTGGCAGGTGGCGAATCCGCCCGCCAGTCCTGGAAACAAGGAGCAGCAGCTGCAGGCCGCTTTGCAGACCACCGCAGCCAATGCCTCACGGACGCAGGAAACCGTCCCGACACAGGACCAGCTGATGATGGCCATTCAGTACGGCCATCGCACTGGCGACAAGCGCGCGGCCTACGCCATGCTCTTCCCTGAGTTCGAGCCTATCCTGCCCCCGCACCTGCAGCAGCAGAGGTGATTTAGTTGCCTATTCCCTCAAATGCCTTCGGTTCCTATAACGTAGGCTATCCGTACTCGGCATCAGGCACAGCCATGACGGCCATCGGCACCCGGGAGGATGTCAGCAACACGCTGACCATGATTGACCCGGACGAGGCCATGACATTGGCAGTGCTGTCAAAGAGCACAACTGCTGGCCTTCGCCACGAATGGATGACCGACGCGCTCGCTGCGACGAGCACCGCCGGCGCCGTCCAGGGTGACGACTGGGCTGGTACGGCCCTCACCCCAAGGACCCGCTACACGAACTTCGTGCAGTGGTTCCGTAAGGACTTCTCCATCACGAACGATGAGCTGGAACTCTCCCGGAGAGGCCAAATCATCGGCGTCGGTGACGAAATGCGCCACCAGTCCGGCAAGGCCGCGCAGGAAGTCTATCGCAACATCGACGCTCGCGTGTGGTCCAACACCACGGCCTTTGGTTCGGCCTCTGGTGCGGCCGCCGGGATTTCGTTGCTTGCGAACTTCCGTGCCTTTGCCAGCGCGAACGGTATCAGCACCAGCCAGGGCGGCGCCTTCTCCACGGGCGCTTTGTATGCCCTCCACGAGACGATGTGGGCGACCGGCGCCAAGCCGGACACCATCTTCGTCTCGCCTGGTGTCAAGGTGGACATTTCTCGGACCCTCCTGGGCGACATCGGCTATGCGACTGCCGTGCCGTCAGGCGGCCTTGGCACCGTGCGTGCGAACGACGTGATTTCGGGCGGAGAGTACGGCCCGGTCATCGAGTTCGTGCGGACGGACTTCGGCCGGCTGGCCATCGTGGTCGACCGCTGGATTCCCCAGGCAACCGCCACGACCGCCACACTCGCGGACAGTGCCGCTTGGTTCCTTGCTGAGAAGGCCAAGCTGCGTGTCGCCTGGTGGAGGCCGCTGCGGCCGTACCCTGTCGCAAACACTGGTGACGCCGTCAAGGCCTATGTCCTGGGTGCCTGCACGGTGGAAGTACTCCACCCCAGCTGCCTCGGCCAGGCCTACAACGTCATCACCTAAAGGAGCGGGTGGGGGAGCTTCTGGCTCCCCCACTCACCTTCCATGAAAGCACACATCCTGACCCCAGAAGAGCTGGCCACCGTCGAGGCCGAGGCAGCCCAAGAGCCGTCTCGGGGTGAGGTGGCCGCGTTCCGTGAGGAGAGCAACGAGACGTTCCTGAGCTGGGACCACCGCCTGGCTCCGAGGCTGGACCACAACTTCGAATACAACAAGCATCTCTCCGAGAACACCCACCAGTGGGGCAAGGTCCCGGGCCGGAACTCCGGCAATGGGGCCCACGAGGCCAGCATGCCCCTCGAACTCTTCCTCTCCCTCTCCTCCGAGACGGGACCCTTCAAGGGGGACCCGGACTGGTGGAAGAACGACCAGAAGTTCTATAGGTGGCTCCGCGGCCACCCCGGCCACGACAGCAGGCCGGGCCGGCACAACTCATAGGAGGCAGTGTGCTGAAGCTTTTCTCCAGCATCCCAGTGGAGTTCAACGCCAGCAACTGGTACCGGACCATCGTGCCCTTCAAGACCGCCCACAAGATGGGCCTGGCCAACGCCGTCATCGACACGCACGACCGCATCTATCCGCACATGGAGGCCCTCCGCAAGCACGCGGTCCTCTATGCAGACGTGGTCCAGCACTACCAGTCGTACGGGCAGGGCTTCGAGTTCAGTGCCAAGGAGTCCGGCACCATGCCCACTTACTGGCAGTCCAAGGACACTTGGAACACCCCGCCTAACTTCGTTATAGACACGGACGACGACCTCTTCAATGTGATGCCCCTCAACCCGGCCTTTCCCCAACTGGGCTGGCAGTACGAGGGGACGCCCATTCCCAAGGGCGGGGCCGTCCAAGTGGAGCTGGGTGACGGCCAGAAGATGATTATCGCCGAAGACGGAAAGAACGGCTTCGACGTGGAGAGGAATGTCCGGAACCTGAACCAGTTCCGCCAGAACCTCAAGTCAGCTGACCTCGTGACTTGTAGCACCTACCGAATCATGAACTACGTCATGAGAGAGATGGGCAGACGGAACTGCCACGTCTTCCCGAACTGTCTGGATTTTGCTGACTATCCCAGGGTGAACCTGGCCCAGGACGACAAGATTCGGGTCATGTGGCAGGGTAGCGCCACCCACGCGGAGGACCTGTGGCCTTTCAAGGAGGCCATGGGCCGTGTCCACAAGAAGTATCCCAACGTGGAGTTCATCATCTTCGGCCAGCCCTACGGCTGGCTCATGAACCAGTTGGTCAAGGAGCGGACCACTCACATCCCGTGGTGCCCCTACTACGAGTACAAACTGCGCCTTGTGACCATGAACCACGACATTAACCTCTGTCTTCTGCACGACTGCACGTTCAACCAGGGCCGTAGTGCCATCAAGATGTATGAGAGCGCGGTCCTGACGAAGCCGGCCGCGAGCCTCTGTGAAGCCACCGGCGCATATCTGGATGAGATTTCAGATGGCCAGACCGGCCTTCTCTTCAGGGGCGAGCAGGAGTTCGAGACCAAGCTCTGCCAGCTCATCGAAGACGAGAAGCTGCGCAGGGAGCTAGCCAGCAACGCCAAAGACTGGGTCCGGACACATCGAGACCCCAAGGTCCACGTTCCGGTCCTCCTGGAGGAGTACAGAAGGGTGCGGGAAGCCCGCAAGATGATTATGTCCCCGCCACCGCCCATCGAGGAAGAGCATGTCACTGTTCCAGCAGACGAGCCTGACGTTCGGGGCAGCGAAGACGCTGGTAGCCCAGCAGAACGCCAGACAAACCACAACTGAGTTCCTGACCCGGGCTGGGCAGAGCATCCAGCAAGCGGTCAAGTATTGGAACCGCTTCAACTGGAAGTGGCGGCTCAAGCAAGCGCCAGTCTACACCATTGCGGCCAATGACACCAGCATCACCCTGCCCTACGACTTCAAGGACGTGTACACGGTCCGCTGGACCGGCGTTGGGCCCCACTACCTAAGGTCGGTCAATGCCCGGGAATACGATAGGCAGTGGTACGACCAGTCCATCCCTGGCTTCACGATGGCCTACGAACTCTTCAAAGAGGGCGAGCTGGGCAAGCTGGGCCTAGTCCCAGCCTCATCCCGAGCCGGGACCATCGTCCTAAAGTACTACAGCCGGATGACCGTCCCATGCACATTCTCAGTTGGCCCCTACTCCGTAGACATTGGCACTAGTAGCATCCTCGGCGACCTGACCGGCGCGACGCTCGGCGCTCGCCTTTACACGTCGACTGCTGGGTTGTGGGCCGATGGCGCCTACATCTCCTCAATCACGCCCGCACTAGGCGATACCACGGCGCGCATGCGCCTCAACTTCAGTGCAAGTGCTACGGCCACAGGAGCCGCCATCACCTACGTCTTCGGCGGAGATGATGAACTCTTGGATATCCCCGAAGACTACGAGAACGGCATCCTGTCGTGGGCGCAGGCCCACTTCCTCTCGGCCACCGGAGCACCCCGCGAGCGCATCCAGTATTTCATGGGGCTAGCCCTCGATGAGCTGAACGAGGCGCGGCGTGTCAACGAGCCCGGGGAGGACCAGGACATGGCCTTCCAGAGCATCGACGAGATGCCCCTACACCTCATCAATCCCAACGCGACGACACTGTGAGCCAGATTGTCTACGAGGTCCTGGACGGCGGGCTGGTCACCTCCACCCACCCGAGCAAGCTCAGGCCGGGGGAGATGCCGCAGACCATCAACGCCTTCTACTACCCGTGGCACAGCAGCATCGCCTCACCTCCGGGTATCACCGTCTGGGGCGTGGTGGCCTCCGCTAATCAGGAGGTCAGCGGTCTGTGTGCGGCCCGCTTCGATAACGGCAGCCACTATCTGGTGGCTCAAGCCAGCGGCAAGTACTGGCTAGCGGACGCGGAGACCGACGCCAGCAGCTTCGCCAGCGCCACCAGCGTCACGGCCGGCAACCAGCTGGTAGCCGTGCAGTCTGACAACCACTACTACGTCTTGAATGGCAGTGGGGAGAACCTGGTCCTGCTGCAGGACGGCTCTTTCAGAAAGCATGGCCTGGTACCAACTAGCACCAAACTACAGTTCAATGGGCTGGTGGCCAGTGCGTTTTCTGCAAACGCCACTGGCTTCTATGAGTACTGGCATACGGAGGTGGTGCGCTTCAGCGACAACAGCGAGCTGGAGAGCACGTTTGATGGGCTTGCAAGGACAGTGAATGTGACGAGCTTGGCCACGGCTCCCGCCTTTGAACTGCCCGGGCAGCCGGCCAACTATAGGCAGGGGACCCACATCTCGTACCGCATCTATAGGAGCGAGATGAAGGCCCTAGAGAACGAGCAGAAGTATCCGGTGGGAACGAAGCTGGCTGATGTCAGCACCACGGACAAAGACGGCGTTGACATCAAGCCTGTTGTCTTTGTAGACTCGACTAGCACCACGAACACTGGCAACAAGACGGCGGGCAGCAACAATGCAGTCGTGGTCAAGGGGGTGGCCACGAGCAGTCTCGTGGTGGGTGGTAGCGTACAGGCGTGTGTCTCGGCGACAGGTGACGGGGCGCTGTGGCGAGTCAGCGCGACGGGGTCGGCTAGCGCCTTCATTTTGGGGCGCCACGGCGCGGTGGTGACACTCTACAACTTCAATCCGGGGGTCATCACTGGGAACATCGCGGGGATTGAAGTGGTGGTGCGGGCGGCCGGCAACGTAGCGAGCATCGCGGACGTGTGGGTCAGCATCGGTAAGCGCGACGACGTGACTCATGGCCTGGTCCCCTTCCCGCCCAACGCGCAGTATCCCCAGGGGCTACCAACCGCTATCTATACCCCCGCTGATTTCCTGGGCATCAAACCGGAGCTGAGCCGCATCGCCAAGAGGAAGACCGTTGTAGAGACCTCGCTGGGGGTTGCGGCCGACATGACATTTGGAGGGCAGTACGATACGTGGATTCCGCCTGAGTATGGGTGGCCGCTGAACCAGTTCGGGACGGACTTCTCGGTGCAGCTAGCCGTCGTGTTCAATGGGGCGGCCGTGTCCACCGACCGGGTGGACGTGGACTTCGTGCGCATCAACATTTTCTATGCGGCCACGAATGCGGCGACAACTACGGGCAAGCTCTACGACGCCATCACTATTGCGGGGACCTCGGCGGAGCTGAAGTTCGGGGCCAATGGGAAGCCACCCGTCGCCAGTACTGGTGCCATGTTTGAGGGCAGCCTGGTCTTGGATGATGTGGCCAATCCAGGGAAGCTGGTCTGGAGCGTGCCTGGATTCACGGACTACTTTCCCCAGGATGTGTATTTCAATGTGCTGGAGACCGGGGACAACGACACCATTACGTTCCTAGGCACAGTCAACGACCGGCTTGTTTGTGGGACGAAGGGGACCCTGTGGCGCATTAACTACCTGCCCAATGAGCAGGATGCCAGCTTCTCCAGGGGCCGCGCCGCCAGCCTCATCTCCGACAAGGTGGGTATCTTGAGGCCGACAGCGGCCTGCCTCTTTACAAATGCGATGGGACTGCAGGAGCTGGCATTCGTGGACACGAACGGCATCTTCGCCACAAACGGCTATACCATCAGGAGCCTGAGCGAGGACTTGCGGTGGGTGGGCTTTTCCACGGGCGTCTTCTCCAGCATCTCCAGCAGCATCTACAGTCAGGTGAAGGCTCTCATCAATGACCCTAGGACCCAGACCCTCAGGCTGGTCCTCGGGAATGGCTACTACACTGCCAGTTACGCCCCCAGGCATGCGAAGCCCGGGTCAGGGCTGAAGTGGGCCGGCCCCGGTGACGCCAGAAAGAGCAGCGCGCAGCCCTCTAGCGCGGTGGTTATCCGGCGCAACAACGGCGTCTGGATTGTGGTCTACGGCTACAAGGCAAACTCGGGCGCCGTCGCCCGAGAGGACAGCAACGACAGCAGCGCGTTCACGCCGTTCACAGGCGGCATGGCCCTAAAGACCAGGGACATCTTCCCGTCTGGTGTGGGGGAGGAGGCGAGCCTGGACTCGCTGATTGTCGAGGGTATCGACAGGGGGCTTAGCACCAATGACCAGAGCCCCAGCTGGACCGCCAGTGTCACCCAGCTCTTCACCAATGACACGCCTCCACCCAACACTGTTCTGACCTATGCCGGTGCCGTCAGTCAGGTGCATGTGTCGGAGGTGCCCTGCGGGAGTGTGAATGCAAATGGCTTCCGAGTGAACCTGTCACCGACATCTGTGGACTCGGGGATGGTGGAGATTCACCAGATTGGCTTTGCTCTGACGCCGTATGGCGAGGGG